GCTGCGGTGGCGGGGCGCCCGGAGGGGCGATGGCCGCGGTCTGCTGGAAGGATTCCATCGCGATCTGGTGCGCCTGCATCGCCTGGGCCACGAGCTGAGATCCCTGCTCGTAGACCTGCTGCCACTGATCCGGCGGGAGCTTGCCGTAGATCGGCTTGCTGATCGCCTCCTGCGCCATCGTCTCGTTGAGCTTCTCCGGCCAGGTCGTGAGGGCGGGGAGGATGTCGTTCCAGCCGCAGCGGCGCAGGAGGATGTACGAGTCATCCTCGTGCCAGCGCTTCCCGAGGACTGCGTACCAGGTGAGCGGGTCGTACAGCGTCGGGTCGATGTTCGGAATCTCCCGGTCGCGGATGAACTTCGCCCACGCCTGATTCGCGCGCTCGATCTGGAGTGTCTGGTTCTCGTTGACGTCCTTCGGGAGCTTCATCAGGTCCAGGCACTTGTCGACGGCCGCAGGGTCGGTCAGCTTGTACAGGCCGAGCGTGAGAGCCTCCGCGGTCGCTTCCTTGTTGTAGAGAGTCTGATCGTAGCCAACACGCGCAGCCATCTCGACGCGGATGCTGCCAAGCAGATCCGTGCCCTTGTAGCTCTCCTGCTCGTAGACCTTGCCTTCGCGCTGGACTTCGTAGGTCGCATCCTCCTTCCTGAACGCCCACGTCATCTCGAGGAAGTGCTCGAAAACGGACTCGTAGAGGGACAGCATCGACCGCTCGCGCGGAGCGCGCTTGCGGCTCGCCTCCTCCGACAGCAGCATCAGGCCGGAGGTGGTCTTGACGGATCCGGGCGACTGACCCATCTCGATGTCCTGCGGAGCCCCGAGTGCCTGCATATCGCGTAGGATCTGGGCGCGCTCCTCCGAGTAGACGGCTCCCGTGAGCGGGATGCCGTTCATTACCGCGTCCCTCGGGCTCCATGTCGGCTGTACGCCGTCGTAGCTCACCATCCTGAGCGAGCCGGTCTGGTCGTCCTTCGTGTAGACCTCGGCGCCTTCCGGCAGCCAGACGGTCGGGATGCCGCGCTCGCGCAGGTCGATCACCTGGGCGTCGAGCTCATTGAGCCGGCGCTGGAGCGGAATCATGTCGTCCACGAACGAGCGGCCCCAGAAGTTTCCGGGCATCCGCTTGAAGCGAGCGAAGTGGTACTTCACGCGCGGCACCAGGCGGAAGCCACCCTCGCCCTCGACCTCGGCGCACAGCTCGCGTCTCACCACCTGGTCGCCCACTTTGACGAAGTGGGCCCCCTTGTCGAGCCCCTCTATCGGCTGGGGCGGGATGATCGTCTCGAATACTCGAGCGTGGTTGTAGTAGGACTCGTACCCGGAGCCTAGACCATAGCCACCTCCTCCCCCCTGGAAGATGCGGTCGGCGTAGAGCGGGTTGTAGCGCAGGAGTTGCGCCGGGTCCTCCGGGTCCAGCTTGTCGCGGAACTCGGGGAAGCGTAGGGCGATCCACTCGAGCGGCCGCACCTTGACCTGGGACATGATGCGCTGATCGTAGGGCTCGATGCCGATGCCGCCGTTCTCGGGGTAGAACTCGTGGATTGACACCACGTCGATCGAGCCCTCGCCGCGGGGGACCATCAGTCCCATCGGCATCCCGAACGGGTCCTCCGACACGGCCTCCTCGGGCGACATCTCGAAGGGCTTGAGCAGCGACATCTGCTCGCAGTAGGGGCAGTGCGTCATCCTCATCTGCCCAAGGGCTTCGGCCTGGGAGCCGCTCATCTCGCCGCTGAGCTCGACCGGGCGCATTGTTTCCCGGTAACGCATCGGCTGGAGGCCCTGCCCGGACGGGATCCCCGTCTCGAGATAGTCGTTCGGCACCTTCGGCGATGCGAAGAAGCGCTTGCACATCGGGCAGTGGACCGCATCCGGCGCCGCCACGAGCGTCTGCTCGATGTCGTTCTCGTCCCACCAGGTCCGGCAGATCGCCAAGGAGTCAATGCACAGGTTGAAGCAGAGGTGCTCGCGCTTGTCGTCCCAGATTTGCCTCCCCATCTCGTGCATGAGGATTTCCTTCGCGAGCTTCGCTGCGGCCATCCACTCCGGCTTGTTCCTGCCGGCGCTCGTGTCGGGGACGTATTCCTTGCGCGCGAGGCGCGAGACTTCGTTGTCGACTGCGGGGGCGATCAGGTTCGTGACGGGCTCCGGGAAAGCCGCGCTCGACTCGCGGTGGATGTCCTCGAAGTGGTATCCGCCGTTGTGCGCGGCGAGCTGGGCGCGCGCGACGATCCACTGGCGCCCGAGGTAGAACCAGAGCTTGAGGGCCGCCCCCTGCGTCTGCCATCGACGGCGCGGCGAGGTGTAGTCGAGGTGGCGGTCCATCCAGCCGCGAACGTCGCCGTCCTCGTCGAGCAGCGTCGGAGTCTTGCGCCAGGACTCCTTTGCGACCGCCTTCATTTGCCGGCCTCGTCGATCTCGACCTGGGGTGCGTTACTGCGCTCTGGCGCATACCCCGGGAACGTGGCGACTCGCGGCCTCGGTATCGGGCGCTCGACCTGTGGCCGCGGCCGGTCGGCCCCCGCGAGGCGCATGGCGATTCCCGGCTCCGCGAGCTCGGCCACGCGAGCGTTGGCCTTCTCGACCATCGCGTTCAGCCTGTCGAGCTGCCCCATGAGGTGCAGGATCTCGGTGTCCTTGGCTTTGCACCCTCGGCAATCGAAGAGGATCATCGTGGCTCCGCTGAAGTGTACTACAGGCCCGGAAACTGCATCTGACCGAACTTCTTGACGCTTTTCTGAGTAACGGCTATCCGCTTCCGAACTGCCGCGTGTAGCTGTTGGGACATCTGGTGGATGTAGTCCTTTGGTGGACGGCGCAGGGCGTCCTTCGCCATCGAGCGATCGTGGGCCCACGCGCGAGGAAGCACCTGCTCGAGCCCCTGGATGAGCATGTCGAGCAGGTCGTCGTTTTTGCCGTGCGGAAAGGCCGCGCCCTCGTCCACGAGGATCTTGGCCTCCTTGACGTCCCTCGGAATCCAGACGGCGCCGCGCTCGATGAGGGCGGCGGCACCGTTCACCTGCCACGAGAGGCGCGTCTCCTTCTGGCGGCTCTTGTGCTTGCCGCGGATGATGTGGCCGCGGTCGTTCTCGAGGATGTCGCAGATCATCGAGCCGGAAGCGGTGTCCTCGATGCAGCACCAGAGGTTGCTCCATCGGCGGTCGTACCCGGTCGGTCCCGTGATCGCCTTGATCGTGTCCGGGCCGTTCATCTGCTTGCGCGTGATGTCCATCAGGTAGAACGACGATCCGAGGCGGCCAACCACACCCATCGCCACGTAGTCCGAATCCGAGTTTCCCTTGAAGGTGGGGTCCACGGACAGGATCAACTGGTCGAAGTCGTCCGGCTTCGGTGGGGCGTCGTAGTAGCGCCACCAGGCCCGGTTGATGGCAATCCCGCCGGGAGGCTGCGGGTTGCCCTGGTAGAGCGCCTGGAAGGCCCTGGAGCCGATCTCCGCGCGCTTCGACTCGAGGAACAGTCGGTCGAACCGCTCCGGCCATAGGGCCGTATCCGGAGCCCGCCCGAGCTGATCGTCGTTCTCGGCTATCGCCGGGAGATGGATGTGGTCCCAGGTGTCCCCGAAGTCGTCCTGCGCCATGACGCGGCCGGCCAGGTCGTCCTCGTGCCAGCGAGTCAGGATCAGGATGACGATCGGATCCTCGCCGTGGCGGTTGGGCTCGAGACGGGTCAGGAACGTCGTCGTCCACCAGTCCCACACGGCCTCTCGGATGGTCTGGCTGTTCGCCTCTTCGGCGTTCTTGATCGGGTCGTCGCAGATCGCGATGTGCGCGCCCTTGCCGGTGATCGGCCCGCCCACGCCGGCCGAGATCATGCCGCCGCCGTGGACCGTCTCCCAGCGGTGCGCGGCGCGCGAGTCCTCGACCAGACGCGCGCCGATGAACTGATAGTTCTCGAGCACCGAGCGGCGGGCCGCGCGCCCGAACTTCGCAGCGAGCTCCAGCGAGTGCGACGTCGCGATGATCTTCGTCGTCGGATCGTGGGCGAGCGCGTAGGTCGGAAACCAGTGGGTCGCGAGCTCGCTCTTGCCGTGGCGCGGCGGGGCCGTGATGAGCAGCCGCTTTTTGCCTCGGCGCTGATGGAGGCGCACCAGGCGCTCGGAGATATAGTTGAGGTGCTCCGCGTAGCAGTACGGCTCCGGGAGCTCCTGGGTGGCCGTGACCGCGAGGGTCAGCGGCGACAGGAGATGCGCGAACTCGTCCTCAGGACTCCGGCGCGGGATCAGCATCGGGCGGTGGCGGGAGCGGCCGCGGCTGGCGTGCCAGCAT